CCATACTCCACCTAATGTGTCTTTATGATAGTATCCTACATAATAAAGTCCAGTTGTAGAAACTATGTATTCTCCACCACTAGTATAATAAATGTTTGGGTCTAATTTACCTTTTGGAATATACATTATTAGCCTCCTTTGTTTTCAAATATATAACCTCCTGTTGGTCTGCTGCCATTATAAGTACTTCCTTCACCAAAGAAGTTTATATTTTCAGTAAATTGATTATAAGTATTTACATCTACTTTCCATAATGTTTTTGATGTTATCAAACCAGCTTGAGAATTTGTATTTGTTGTAATTTCTTCTCTATTTAAGTTATCTAAAGGACCATATAAAGTACTAGCACTTTTTGTTTTATTATTTATATTATTTTCATATGGTACTAACATAAAACCAGTTTTATTCCCAAAAGCTTCACCAGTGTTAAGACTTTCGTATTTATTTTTTATATCTGAAAAGTTAGGAGCAACTATGTTTTTTATTATATTATCAAGTACTTTTTTTCTATTAAGAGCATATTGTTCTTGAGATGCTCCAGAACCATCACTATTAGAAGTCATTTTTGTTTTTGTAAATTGGTAAAAATTAACAAAATCTAAAGTATTACTTCCAGCAGGACTAAACCATTTAGCTCCTTGATCTGGTGTTAAAATAGCTTGTATTTTGGTTAAGTATTCTTGATTTTCAGGTTTAGTTAATAATGAATCTAAAGCTTGACCTAAAGTAGTATCAGTAGATAAAGGTGTAGTAAGTTCAGCAGGATATGCTTTTTTAAATAAATCCACATATTCTATAACATAGCCTCTAAAATCAGATATTGTAGCTACAGTAGAAGGTGAATTTATAAAAAGTTTTGTATTTGTAGTATTCCAATATGTTTTAAAATCACCAGTATCATTTTTAGTTAAATACTCAGTTATTATTCTAGCTAAGCCTGTTTTATTTTTATCACTAGTACTAGCCCAAATATAACCAGCTATAGATTCATAAGTTAATGCTTCTAAGAAACTTACAAGTATAGGATAAAACAAACCTTCTACAAATGCTTGATTAACAGCTATACCAAATCCTTCTCTAGTGATATTAGCTGTTAATTTATGTTTACCATCAGCTGTATAGAAATCTTGTTGGTCTAATATGCATATTTGAGTTTCTAAAGTAGTTGTCCAATCATTATTAGTTAATTCATGATTAATTTTAGTCACAATAAAACCTAAATTTTTATCATAGTAGTTTTTAGGTAATATATTTTGTTTAACTCTGAATATTTGACCTACTACAATGCCTCCAATTCCGTCTAATGTTATTTTAAGTTTAAATGGTATTAATGCTTTAAAATTCAATTCACCATTGTATTTCATCATAAATTGCTTAAGAAAAGTATAAGGTATATTTCCAGCACTGTCTGTTTCTATAGCAAATCTTTTATTTTCATTTTCTTGGTCTCCTATAACATAGTTTCTAACATATACTAAAAAGTCAAATAATTTCTGGTAGAAATAGTTATTACTTTTACCACTAACTTCTATGTCTTCTTTACCTTGATATTTAGATAAAGCAATTCTGTCTTCTAAACCAGCGTTTAAATATACTTGAGTTGAGTTATAAATGTCTCCTAAGTTAGCTCTTGATTGAGCTGCTATAGCTACTATAGTAGATTGTTCTTGGAATATTTGAGATTCAATGTCTACATCTCTACAAATACTACCTAAACCCATTAAATCTAATTCATATTTTGGATTAGCATTTTGCTCTAAGTAATATAAGTCTATTATTCTGTTAATGTTTTGATCTCTACCAGCTGTTGAAAATTTAAAGTTATTTAAACCACCTAAAGCATTTGATATTTTATTTAATACATTTTGAGTGTATACCATAAAATTAACACCTTCATCATTAGCTGAGTTTTTAATGTTTTTAAATTCATTAAGCAATAAATCTATATTAACATATATGTTACCTAATATACCTGCTTTAGCTGTGTCATCATAAAATGAAGGACATGTAGTAAATGTACTAGTATCAACTCCTAAAGTATTATCACCATTACTTTGAACAATATACACAGGAGGTTGTATACCTGAAGCTATACTGCTGTATTCACTAGGAGATACAAATGGAAATTCAGTTGTAAAAGCAAATGGATTTGAAACTAAACACACAGAAGGATCTGTTGATATTGAGTCTTTACAAGCTAAACAATAATCATTTTTACCTGGTGGGTATATTTTAGCTAATTTATTTTTACCAGATTTGTCTTTATTATCTGTTACTTTAAAATTAAAGTAAGACTCCATAATAGCAACCCACACATCTAATGAAATATACTCATAATAAGAACCATGTTTTGATGGATTTTGATCATCACCTTTAACTAAAGGTTTAAGTATAGGTTGTTTAGATAAATTATCAGCTGCTTCAGTCCAACCATTGTCTGTTAGTTTTTGTTGTATAGTACCTCTACCAACATAATTTTTATCAAAATCCCAATTTCCTCTGTATTCATTTTCATCAATAACTGTTTTATTGTTTAAATAATTAAACTTATTAGTTATTTCACTTACAGATTTTAATGATATTAATATGTTTTCATAATCATCATATATGTAAGTTCTTTTATCTATGTCACTAGCATTTATACTAGAAACAGGAGTATGTATTTCATTAGCATTAGATGATACTTTTAAAGTATTAATGGCTTCACCCATAGAAATTAATGTGGTAGTACATTCAAACCCACCATTTTTCATCATTTTCCAGTTAAAGTTTTTAACATAACCTAACATACCGTCATAGTTATGTTTATATTTTATTCTTAATGCTTCTAACTTATCATATACATCTTGTTGAGTTAAGTTATCAAAAGGATTAATAGTACCTAACTTACAAACTTCTGGATATATGTCTGATAATTTTAAAGCTGATTTAGATGTATTGTTTTTATCATCATAATTTAAATACTGAGACCAACCCCACTCAAGTAACACTGAGTATCCTGGTCTCATAAATAATATTTCTAACTCATTTAGTTGGTTCACGTCCCAAGCATAAAACTTTACAGTGGTTTCAAATAAACTACCATAAGCTCCTATAGTGCGTAAATCAATACCAGTAATACCAGGCATTGGTCTTATACCAAATGTTCTATAGTATCTTGGATCAGCAGTTCCATCTGGTCTAGCATCAATATTACCTCCATAAACACCATCTGCTGTTAATAGTCCTTTTCTTAAAGCACTTTCTACATCAGTACCATTTGTTTTAGTATATAAAGTGCCTCCTTCTAAAATGTATTTTTTAGAAAGTTGATCACCTTTATAATGGCCATCTCCTTTAGTTTCTATTTTTCCTTTACCATCATAATCAACAACACCTGAAGTATAATTAACAAATGAGGTCATTCTAACCCATGAGTTTTTTGATAAGTACCAAGGCAATAAATTAGTCCTAGTGTAGTTATCACCACTAATTACATTTTGTCTGGCTTGTAATTGTGTCTGTATAGTATCAGACAAGGTTTCTTTAAATATACTCATTTATTATTTGTTTAGGTTATCAAAATCCTGTAAGATTTTAGTAGTATTTTGAGGAATACGTAATTGTAAACCTATTTCAGGATATAATGAGTCTCTTTTTAAAGTATTAGCTACTTGTAAAATCCAATATAATGTTGGATCTCCATAAAATTGAGCTGCTAAATTATCTAATCTGTCTCCTTGCATAGTAATAATATAATAATCTTCTATTGATTCTTCAATAAAAGGATACTTAGTAGACCCGTAATAACGTGTTCCACTAGGTTTTTTAAGTATTATATCATTTGTGTATCTTTGCATTATACAGTTGTTGGGTTAGGATAAGGAGGACGAGTATTAACTAGTATTCTTGTGTCTTTAGTTTCTGTTACTTGTCCATTTTGATCAACAGCAGCTGCTATTTTAGTTTGAGGTAAGTATCTATTAGGATTACCTACAGCCCAGTTTGGTGTAATAAATGTAGCAGTATGATCTTTATCTCTAGAATTTTTTCTAGGTAAGAAATTATGAATTGGTTTAAAATTCATTTGTACCTTCATGTATTTAGGTACTTCATGATGTCTAGCATCTTTTTTATTGCCTAATCTATTTTCAGGTTCATTTAAAGCTATTTCCCATGGGGCTTCTAATAAATCTGTAATTTGCATAGATGTGAATATTCCTGGTTGTTGATATACATAATCACCAATTGTTAAGTAAGCATAAGTACCTCGCATTTGGTTTTTAGTATTATAATCAGGAGCAAAACTAGACATTAAGTAGTTTAATTTAGTATAAATAGCAGGCATTTCTTCTTCAGAATGTGCTAATAAAATAAAACTAAACTGTATTTCTCTTTTATAATTTTCATAAGCATAAAATGATTCACCTCTACCCATGTAATTAAATTCTTTCCAGTTAGAAGTAAAGTTATCATTTATGTTATTTAAGTATGCTCTAAATGCTAAAACATCTGAGTTGTATGTTGGTACTACACCATCTGTTGTTTTGGTAGGCCAAATAGGTATGTCATTATTTAGTAATTCAATTCTAAATTTAATAATGTCTCGACCATACTTACCACTTATTTTATCAGCGGTGTCTTTAGCATTAAATAACCCAGTATAAATAAGACTAGTGTCTGGTATGCCTGGTTCTTTAGCTGAGTTACTGTTGTAATAAAATGTAGATCTAGGTGTAATAGTTAATAAGTTAATTGAATCTACAGTATTTGGAGTTCCTATAGCATCTCTACCAGTTGTAACTCCTATTCTGTTGTGAACATTATTTATAGGATAATTATCAGCATTAGGATCATTTTTAGCTTTTCTAAAATCTTGAATTTTGTTATTTCCAGGTAATGTTATTTTAGCTGTTGTAACTTTATTTTGAAAAAAAGAATCAGGTACTGATAAATCATTAATGTCTAATCCAGGAATTGTAGGTACTTGTTCTGTTATAGATATTACTTCAACTCCTTCAAATACATTTTGAGAATATTGTTGGATTTGTTCATAACTAAATGGATTAAAAGTATTTGCGTATGTTGTGTATTGTCTAGAAACAATAGGTTGAGTTACATTTGTAACTCCGTCTTTTCTATTAAGACTGTTTTTATAAGCTCTAGTTGTAGTAGTTCCTATACCTAAATAAGAATTAGGACCATTATTGTATTTGTTTAAAACAGCATCTCCATTAATAGCAGATGTTGGAAGTATTTTGTCTTTATAAACAACTAATCTAGATTGAATGTTTCCATTATCATCTAAATTGTCTGTTATGTATCCTGGTGTTTTATAAGGATCATTATTAAAAGTAAGTGTAGATCCATGTCTATCGAAATGTAAACCAAAAGCATTTCCTGCTACAGAAGCTAAAGTATTAACACCTAAATTATAAGTTTGAGTACTAGTTATAGCTGAATTTCCCTCAGTCGCTTTAAAAGACGTATTAGGGTTAGTTAACTGTAGTCCTACTTGTTTAGTTAAAAATAAGGGACCTATTCCTTTATTATCAGCTCCTGTGAAGAATTTAGTAATTTTAGCTGTGTCTCTAGCTGATGCTATACCAGCATTTATAAGACCTCCTCTAATTACTCTATCATCCCAGTCTGAGTATATCGTTTTTAATTCTTCTGGTTGAAAAGCAACTATAGTAGGGCTACCAAAAAACTGATAATTTACAGTGAATTTACCAGTCTTAAGGGATTCCTCATATAGTTCTTTTAAACTAGCCATTAATAACGTCCTTCAGCAGGTCCTTTAGACTTGTATGGTCCCCATGGTGCAGGCTTACCAGCAAAAGCATTAGGGAACGATACTGGAGGTTCAGAAGCTGCTTGAAAATAAGGATAACCAGGAATTTGTCGTGAAAGTCTACCAGACAATAAGTCTTGTGAAGCTTTTAATTCATTTGAAATAGGGTTAGTTGTTAAAGCTTGAATGTCTGAAGTAAACTTCATACTTTCATTCTCAAACTCGGGTCCTTTATTTCCTGCTAGACCGTATTTACTAGTTGAAATAGGGTCTAATAACATGTCTCTAAGTGCCATAGTGTGTATTTGTTAATAAATATTAAGCTCGGTTAGAATCTTGAGATTGTTGTTGACTTGTTGAAATAGTAGCTATGCCTCTATTGTTAACATTAAACTGGTTGTCTATTTTAACAACAATAGGTTGTTGAGTATTATTAGAAGCAGTTGTTCTGTTATTAGTATTTGTAGGTTCTCTATATCCACCTTCACCTCCACCGCCTCCACTAAACATACCTGATAAACCAGCAAATGCTGCTACTGCTAATATACCACTAATAATAAATGGTGCCGCTGCACCCATTGACATAGCTGATGCTGATGTAATAGCAGCCGCTGCTTGTTCTTTTGTTAATAAACCTAAAGTTTGATATATAGGAATTTGTGTTAATAATTGTGCTTTTTGTATGCCTAATTGAGCATTTAATGCTACCATTTGACCTACTGAAGTCATTATACCAGTAACAATTTTAAATGTCATTATACCTCCAATAATACCAACTAAATTCTTAAATCCTCCTACTAAATCCACAATAGATGTTAATTTATCTATCATCCATACTAATGGACCTTCTGCTAAAGCACCAAATGTTTCTAATAGTTTGTCAACAGCTAAATTCATTTTATCTTGAGCTGCTAATTCCATTTGTTGAGCTATTAATTCATCTGATGTATTAGCTCGTCTTAAATCAGCATAAAACTCTTGTTCTTCGCCATTACTAATCATAGCTTTTCTACGTTCATTTAACGCGGCTACATTTTTATCTCCAGTTTGAACTAAAAGTTCTTCTAATTTTAATTGTTCTGTTAGTTTATCAGCTGTAGTACCTATACTTTCAGCTAATGCTCTTTGTTGTATAACATTTAACTGTTGGAATTCTGATAAGCTACCTATTTGATTTCTTAATTCTTTAGCAGCGCCAGCAGCATCACCACGTAGTGCTAATTCTCTAGCTGCTTCTAAGTTAATTGCTTTACCTGTTAGTAATTCAGCTTTTAATTCATTTTGAATACTAGTTTCAAAATTTAATAATTGATCAGCGGCCGCGGCGGCATCTTGTAAATTAGTACCTATTTTGGCTGTTTCAATAACAGCTTGAGCTAATAACTCAGGGTTGTTTTTATATTGAGCTGATATTTGACCAGATATTTTAGCTACATCAGCTGTTACTTTTCTGTTATCTAAATAAATACCTTGTTGTTTACCTAAAGCTAATACTTGATTATTAACAGAATCTTGTATTTGTTTATTTGAGAAACCACTTAATAAAGATAACTTTTGAATTTTAGTAGCTTCTTCAACAGTATAACCTAATTCTTTAGTTAAAGTTACTTGATCATTTAAACGTTGTTTACTAAATTCAGCTGACGTCCCTAGTTCTTTATTTAAGTCATTAGATGCTTGTAGTATATTTTTTTGACTTTGAACTATATTAGTACCATATGACGCTAAAGTTCCAGCTGATGCTCCTGCGTTAGCGTAGCTGTCAGCTAATTGTTTAGCTCCTCTACTGCCTATACCTAATTGCTTGCCAGTTTCTACAAAAGCTTTATTTAAACTAAATGCAGCATCTAAAATGCCTGTTAAGGTAATTTTACTTAAACCTAATTTAGTTTTAAAATCATCACCTAATTTAACTAGTCCTTTCCAAACATCACTTTGAGATTTAATGTTTTCTAGTCCTTGTTTATATAGTTGATTTATGTATTCATTTATTGCTTTTTGTCGTTCTTCTTCAGTGGTGACATTTTTAATAGCATTAAATAAATCTCGATGGTTTTTTAAGTAATCTAGTAATTGTTCTTTTTTAGAAGTATTTAACAAATAAAGTTTTAATTGTTCTTTTTCTTCTAATGATAAATTTTGTTGTAAAGTATTTTGACCTGTTATAATGTCCTCATAAGTAGATAAAGTTTGATTTAGTCGTTCTACAACTAATTGTTGAGTATCTACTTGTTGTTGAGTAATATTATTAAGATTATATTGTAAATCAAATCTAAGTTTATCTAATTTGTTAGTTTGTTCACCTAAATCTCGTCTAGCTATAGCACCTTGTTTTATAGCATCTTGTAAAGTCTGATAGTTTTGAGAATATAATACTTTGTCTTTTTCTTGTTTAATTAAATCTCTACCAGTATTTAAGTATTCTTTTAAGTTAGTATTATATTCATATAAGGTTTTTCCTATGTCCCCTAAACCTTTCCCTTCACTTATGTCTTTCATTGTAGCTACTAAAGTTTTTAAACTTTCATTTAAAGCATTAGCAGCATCAATAGTTTCTTGGGGTGTAGCCATATCAATAAATATTTAATTTATTTCTTTATCTTAGAAACAAAATCAGGAATTTTAGTTTTAGACATGTCTGAAGACTGCTTAGATTTATTCATAGCTTCTTTTTCAGCTTCTGCTTTTTTCTTTAAGTACTCATTGATTTTATTAATATGATATCTACGAGTAGTTACAGGCATGTTCCAAACATCTGAGTATATAAATCCTCCTCCTCCGTGGTACACCAAATCGTGTACCTCTTCCATGAATATTAGTTTATATTCCGGCGTCAGGGTAAAGAAAGTTGATATTCATTGGGATATTGACGCCCTCCACAACGTCACCTTTTGAATCAACATACTCAAAACTCATACGCAAGTCAGGTGTAATTTCGTTAATATATTTACGAAGTGACCTAACATCAACAGCTAACATATTGTCTACAAAACCTCGAATTTTTTCTTGGTTTCTGTCTCCATTAATAGCTACGATAGTGTGTTTAAGTCTTGTTGTTACATCAAATGATTCTTGTGGGAATGCTTTCTTTAAACCTTTAAGTTCATCTTGAATGTTTTTATCATCATGTGAATTTAAAAGTTTAAAAGTAACTGTTAATTTAGATGCTGGAAGGATATAATCAAATTCATTAACACCTTTTTTAAATTTAGTTTCATCTATAACTTTATTTTCTAATTTAGACAAATCAATAGTAGTATTTACTTTTTGATTATGTTTGTCTGTAATTACTACATCATAGTTAGCTCCATATCCTAAAATACGAGCAGCAAACAAAATAGCATTTTTGTCACCTAAAATTAATTCATTGTAGTCAATTTTAGTTACAATCAATGACTGTAGTAATTTGTCAATTACAAGTCCTTTTTCAATAAAGTTAGCATTAGTTAAAATGTCTTCTTCTTTAGCAGACATGTATTTTAACTCAATAGTACCAGATGATAAGAGACTAGATTCGGGATAGACTAAACCTTTAGAAGGCAGTTCAATAACTTCGGTTGGGTATTTAAATTCTGACATATTATAACTTTATGATAAATATGTAGATACAAAAAGAGCTTGACAAAATGCCAAGCTCTCTTGTAAGTATTTGATAATGAATTAGTAATTCAAAATACAGTAATCCATAGAAATTGTCAAGTCGATGTCTTTGGTTTGTTCACCTTGAGCATAATCGCCTTGTCCAAAAGTAGCTACTTTAATAAAAGCACCTTTGATAATCCATTCACCTACTACATCACCTACTGGACCTAATTCAGAAATAGTAATGTCTTTTTTGTAGAAATCTGAGTAACCATCACGTCCTGTTACAGATTCATGAGATAAACGAATCCATTCCATTACTACCTGTTCTCCAGATGGAGTAACGGGATCCCACAATGTGCAAGTTAAATCAGACCATCTAGCTTTTCCTTTGATTTTACGATACACATTGATGTGATCAAGTGTAATTTCGTTTAAGTTTACTTCAGGAAATTTAACTTTATGGATCAAATATGCTGGAATACCAGTTACAGTCATTAAAAAGCGGTTAGATACTTTAGGCTCAAATGCTGTGAAAAATATTTCGTTAGAGTTTAATATCGGCATTTTATTTAGTTTTTATTTTGTTCTAGTATAAATATGTTAAGCTCCAAAAGTTACGCCAGTTGGGGTGATATTAAAAGTTAACTGAATGTATTCGATAGTTTTAGTAGGTTGAATATAAACTTGACCAACTAATTGATTACGATCAATTACATCAGATGTGTTATTAGTATCATCCATTACTACTCTGTAAGCATACAAACCTTGACGTTGTTGTACTGCTTCTAAGTATGGATTAACTTGACTCAAGAAATTATTACGAGTAGCTATAGTGTTTTGTTCAAACAATAAAGTTTCAGCAATGTTTCCAATATAACGCTTCAAAGCAATCAACAAACGACGAACGTTTACGCGATCTAAAGCTGAAGCTTGAGTTTGAAGTGTTTTTTGTCCATAAGCTACTAAACCAACACCAGGGAAACTAGCAATTGGATTAACCTTACCAACATATAAAGAATCACGCTCTCCAACAGCTAATTTTCTTTCAGCTTGTAATACACCACCTAATCCACCTCTGTTTAAACCAGCAGGAGCAAACCATTCAGCAGCAACTCTATCGTTAAAAGCATACACACCAGGCATAATAGTTGAAGCAGGAACCCAAACTAACTTACCAGAAGCTTGAGACAATACTTGAACCCAAGGCCAATAAGCAGCAGCATAATTAGTATTTAAACCAGCAGCTTGGATAACAACACTACCTACAGTAGCATTATAACCTACTAAGTCAGTGATATAAAAACAATCACCGCGATTTTGAGCTAAAGTAATAAAGCTACTTACAGTTGAAGAATAATCAACTTGAGTAATACCAGGAACTGATAATAATGTAAAATCATAGTTTTCACTGTTAGCTAATAAATTAGAAGCAAAAGTGTAAGCAGCTGAAGACACACCTTGAGTGTTTGAACTGTTGATGTTTTCAAATAAATTAGCAGGTATATCACCAGCTTCTCTACCAGTAGGAC